TTTCAATTAATGTATAAGTAAATGATGGGCCATGAATTTTAGCTGCTTCGCGAGCTATAACCATAAACGCTTCAAAGTCGGCTGCTTTTTTAAATACTTGGCAACCTTCTGACCAATTTTCAACATATGTTGAATCAACACCTGCTTTATGAATGTTAATACCAAAAATACCTTCTTGTATTTTAGTTTCATCATAAGTCATATCACGATTAGCATCACGATATACTTTAACTGGTTTGGCTTGTTTTAATGCTTCATACTTACCTTGGTGTAAACCAAGTGTATGAGAACCACGGTATTGACCTTCAACTAAACGAGCAACACCTGCTGCGTTATGGAATTCTTTAACTCCTTTAGTACCAGGGTCTGTTGTGCAAGACCATTGTTTAATAACCCAATTACCTCCTACTTTGTAAGATACAGTCATAGTGTCGTCAAATACATTAGTAACTTTGTTGCCAGTAGCAGAATTACGAATACCAACAATGTTTAGATCGTAATCTTTTGCTCCTTCAAACCATACATAACCTTTTGCTTTTACAGCTGCTTCGATTTGTTCTCTTGTGTATGCCATAATTATAAGATTTATTTTCTATAAATATGACATATTTTAATTTTTCTATAGTAATACTACTCTTCCTTGAATATCTGTATTTGGATATCTTACTTCAAAAATAGATGGATCTAAACTAGGGTATATAATTCCATTGCTTGTAGCCCCCGGAATGTCATATCCATATAAAGAATATGTAGTTCCTGTTGAATCTTGTTTATTTATTATTTCAACTTTTACTACTGATTGTACACCTCTTACTCTTAATAATTTAGATGTTATATCAGATAATATAATAGGTTGATTTATTTGCCATTTATCTATGTTAAAATGGTCTTGTAAAGTTAATATACAACTACTAATTACCTCATTGTTATTAGAACCAGCAGCTGTTGTTATATCAAAATTGATACCTATGTTAATATAAAATGCGTTTTTAATATTAATAGCATCTGTTACCATTCTATATTCACTAATGTAAGTAGATAAGTTATCTTTAAGATTATTAGTAGCATTAGTTAATTGTTTATCAGAATTATAAGCTAAAATATACATATCTAATGCTAATGGATTAGATACACCACTACTATTATCAGATGATAATGGTTGTGTTGCATATACTTTAGCTATACTTCCATATTCTGCTGGTAAAGATAATGCTCTTACTATATAGTCTGTTTTAGTTACTGCTCTCATCTGAGAAGAATATGCATATAATGCATTATTTCTAATTTCTTCAATTTGATCTCCGTCTCTACCACCAGCAGCTGGGGTAGAATTATTACTAACTACACTTTGTAATACTTGAGTAGGTAAACCTATACCTGGCGGGGTTCCGTTTTTAAAATAAACTCCTGCTGTGTCAATACGTGTTAAATCATTTGTTGGTACGTTTGATGTTACGCCACCACCTACTAAATATCTAACCTGTAATGTACCATTAGAAGGCGCTAAACCATATTCTCTAGTAAAAAATACAGAGGCTTTATTATAATTATTATATAAATCCGATATTCCTGGAACTAATCCTAATTGTATGTTATCTGGTGTAGGAATTATATTATCATCAGAACTATTAGAAACCCCAGCACCAAATTCTAGTTGTACTGTATTATCTGATAACAATCTAGAAACAAATCTTCTAGGTGTTCTTTGTAATTGTAATAAATAAGGTACTTGAGAAACATCAGAACCAGTATTTGCTGTTTTTTGATATATTGTTCCTTGAGCTAAATATGGTACTTCATACCATTGGTTACTATCACTTCCAGTTATATCTAAAATTTGTAAAATATTAGTATCATTTAAAGTAATAGTTTGAAATTTTTGAGGAGTAGTAAAAGTAAAAGTAGATGTTTTTATTTCAGCCGATATTGCTTTTACTGTTTTTTTAATTAAGAAAAAATTACTATCTATAAAACTTATTTCAGCATTAGATAAATCTGTAAAATCTACTGCTTCAGTTGTTATAAAATTTATTCCTGTAGAAGCAGATGTTATATTAGTATTTGCAGGAACTATTAATCCATATACTATGTTATTAGGTACTGTTTCTCCTGTTACTACATTTACTGTAGAAGGCATTATTTGATACACGTCTACATCAACAGAAGAGGCATAAGATGCTTTAGGTCTATATCCCATAACATAAGACATAGCATATAAATTTTCTTTTTCTTTAGCATATAATAAAAAGTTTTCTTGAATTTGAGTATCTAAGTAAAATGACATTACATCACCTACATAAGATGCTAATTCAATAAACATATTTCCTGGAGATGCGTCTGAGAAGTCATTGTACGTATTAGGAAAATATGTTTTAGCATAATTTATTAAATTTGCTTTAAAATCACCAAAACTTTTATTTATATATGATATATTATTTGCCATTTTTTATTGAAATTCTATAGTAACTTGATCTGAGGTACCTGATGTGTTTAAAGTATAGTTAACAGTTACATTTATTGTATTTGTATCCTCACTAAATATAACATCAACATTATCTATTCTTGCTTGAGGAATATATGTTGTGAAAGAAGTAGATATTCTATCAGCAATTACTGTTTTAAGATTATCTGTCATTCCTTCAAATAATAAATCTTTTATATCTGCTCCAAAATTAGGATTCATTATTCTTTCACCTCTATTTGTAAGTAAAAGATTAATAACATTAGATTTTATTTGATCTTTAGTACTGTATGTTTTATTAAAAACTCCAGGCCCATTAAACGGTAAAGATACCCCAATAGCAATGTTTTTTTGCAAATCTAAAGGATCTATACGTGTTATTTGAGGTATAGGCATGTTATCCTAAATTACTTAAACCAGCTTTATCCTGAGCAGTCATACTTAGAGCTGCATCTACTATAAAGTTAGCAAATGGGTTTTCATTGGTTTTATCAATAACTAACGGCACTCCATTATTTGATACAGATGGTTGTTCAAAACCAAATGCGGCTCCCATTTTACTTCTCAATTGGGCTTTTATATCACCTGCAGTTGAAACATCATTACTAGTAAAATTAAATGTTTTATTTTCTTGTAATGAATTTATAGATTTATTTTCATTTAGAACAGCATGCAGTTCCTCACGAACTGCTTCAGCTACTGCTTCTTTTATTAGTTTTTTAAATGATTTTACGTTCATATATATAAATATTTTAAGCTTGTAAGTTTCGTTGATCTATAATTATTTTTAATTGATCTATTAATATTTGTGGTTCTAATGTATATGAGTAATCGCTTTTAATTACTTCTACACCATCTTTATCTAAAGCAACAGCATAGTGACGTTTAATTTCATCTTTAACAAATGTACGAGGATCTTGGTCTTCTTTAATTCTTAATCTAAATCCTTTATAAATTTCATCTTTTGGTTGCTTAATACTATTTAATAGAGCATTAAGATTATCTAAAGAAGTTGAATTTATTGTTTCTAAATCTAATTTATTATCTATTTCTTTTAATTGAGCTTTTAATTCATTTAGATATTCTATAATAGGATCTAATATAGCTACTAAAGCCAATAATATAGCATTAACTAAATTTAATAATCTAACTGCTTTATCATAGGCTACATATGCTGAAGGAGGAGTACCAGGAAATGAAATAGATGCTAATATTACATTAGATAATATAGTAGAAATAGATATTAATAATGATATTATTTCTAGTTTATTTTGAATGTCAATTAAATTTGATTCGTTATTATTTAACACATTATAAGCAGAATTTCTACTTACTCTAGCTTGTTCTAGTTGTTCTGGGGTGCTAGCGGCATCTATTATTTCATTGGTTTGGTCAACTAATTCTTTAAGTTTATTATTTTCTCTAACTATTTTAGATATGATTAATATAGATGAAAACATTAATAAAGGAGCAGCTGCTTTAGCTGTACTTTTTAATAGATTTTTAATAGCTTTACTTCTATTAGCTTTATTTTTAGTTTTATCTTTCTTTATTTTATTTTTATATTTTGAATTTTCTAATTTTCTTTTTGCTTTAGGATCTTTAGTGATACTTTGAATATCAGAATTAGTTTGTTTTTCTTGGTTATCTAAAGATGCTTTTTCGCTTTCATATCTAATATTTTCGACAGCTACAGCTTCTTTATATTCTTGCTCAGTTAAAACTGATTTACTAGAATCATCTGGGTTGTATTGAGAATCTATTTGATTTAGATTTTTCTTATGAGTTATTTCTAATTCTAGTTTTTTCTTTATTATATCTTCTAGTT